TTAGCAAATACAAATTCACCACCATGCGATGCTTGATCACCAAATGTGAATATTAAATTGCCATCTTCTGTTCTTACAACAAAAGAATTGTGCTCTGTGTTTGCTACTGATTGAAAGTTGAATCTTTGCACACTTGCCACTGATGGTTCGATCTCAACGTCCCACTTAACTCCCTTAAACTTTACAGTCTTAAGTTTCTCGTTGATAATCTCAGCATTCATAAATCTGTAGTCGTTCTTGAAGTCACCCTTTTCGTTCTCAAAGTGAATGCCTGTTGGAACAGTGGATCCATTTCTTTCACCAGTAAGTACAGATATTTTTGCTTTGTCTTTGTATTCTGGACACTTCAAATGAATATCTAATTTATTCAATTGTGGCATTCCAAAAGTACCAACCATTTCTGATTGTGGTTTGTGAAAAGATCCTTGGAGTATAACTGACCGGTCTTCGGCCATTGAATCGATTGTGGTTTCATCACTTGTTCCAGTGATCTTCACAAGATCCAAAAATCCCAAGCCATGCGTATGCTTGACTATGTCTCTCAAGATATCTATCATAATGCTTTAGTATACAATGTATTTAGATTTTAATCAAGTGTTATTTCGTTAGATTTATATACAACCGGATTCTGTTTACCAGGTTTGCGGAAGATGGCATAATTGGCTCCAGGACAAAATTGATTCATTTCTACCACTTCATAACCTTCGTCTTTAATAATTTTTTCCATAGCAGTTTTGGTATTATAGTTCCAATAACCACGTTTTGCTTGATTTAAATCAAAATCATAATGGCAATCTGCATAATTTATAAAACAATAACCACCCGGAATCAACACTCTTTTGATATCGTGTAGGTAATGTTGTATATGATTTTGTGTAAAAAATACAAACGTGTCCCAACTGAACACAAAGTTACATGAACCTTGCGGAATGTTGGAACACTCGTGTTTACGAGTTGTGTAAAAAACTAGATGTTTCTGTCCACCCGGATTAAATCTTCTGCGTATTGATCTTTCCAGTGATGGATTAATCTCAAGGAAAAAATTCTTTGTCCATGCTCTAAACATTTTACTAAAAAATCCGTATCCAGGTCCTATTTCTAAACTATTATAGATATGTGTTTTTGTAAACTGATAAATTTTACGTTCAATGCTTTTGCTAAGAACGTCTGTAATAATCGGATTGTCTCTTTTTTGTGTAGCATCTGCCAAAAACCATTCCGGAGTTTTATCCAATTGGTTGATTTTTTCTTTATTATTTGCATCTACGGCAAGTGCTAGATCCTCTAATATTTTTAAATTGTTATCTATCAATGCCTGTAGATCTTGTTCTTTTACTTTTTTTAATTTTTCAATTAGTAATTTTATTTCTTCTATGCTCAACATACACTTATTTAGAATTCAAATAGTTTATTAAATGTGTTTGTGGTTTCAGTAGATTGTATATCCCAACTCAAAACACCTAGTAAGTTGTCTAACTTTTGATCCAATATTGTTTGTTCCATTGCTTCGTTATCAAATGGCAAGTCTTTGAACCAGTCCGGTATACGCAATTCGTCAACTGGGTATGCAATTGATGTATAATTCAAAGGATTATTTTTCAATTTACAAACAATAACTTTTGCACCATCTGTAATTTGTAAAGAATATTTGTCACTGTACATATTTTTACAGTTGTTCCAATTTATACTTGCTCTGACATGTCCCGGCATATTTGCTTTACCTTGTTTCTTTTCTTTTTCCCAATACTCGGTGATATTATTTGCTCTTTTTGGAGATCCTTTTTCCCAACCAGGCCTTGATTTGAATTCTGCTCTAAAGTTTGTTATTGCTTCTAATACTTGTTCTTCGGTAGCACCTGTCAAAACTTGATACAGTATGTCACTCAAAAAGTCTTGCACAAACACAGGAGTGTCTGATCTTTTAAGATCTAGACCCATGGCCTTCATTTTTCCTTCTTTACCTGCTAGATCTACACGTTCACCTTCTTTGTCATAGTATAATACTGCATATCTTTTCTTTGTGATAAACAAACCACGCACACCAACAAGTTCTCTTCCTGCTTTTATAATTGCTCCTCTCGTAGTTGGGCAATGAAATGCTCTATTCATAAATCCCGAAAATGATGTGTTCACCTCATCTGCAATTTTATCATACAATCCAATTACACTTTCTTTGGTCCATGGAATTTGTCCAGATTCTATTTCTTTTGCAAGTGTTTTGTGTGCTGAGAAATACACAGAGTCAGTATCTCCATATACAATACTCTCACCTGTGTGATCATATTTGCCACCAATAATTTCATTTACTTTTGCTCCCATATGTTTTGTAATGCATCTACCTGTTAATGTAACAGATTGTCCTATTCGAATATCGAAAAATCTACAACCAGGATTTAAAATTGCACCATATAAACTATTAAGATTAATTTTTTTAACAAGTTGTCTTTTGTCCCAATACTCTCGTTCTATTTCGTTGTCTCCTGCTTCGTACATTTTACGTTGCATTTCTTTTCTTTCTGCATACCAACGTTTTAATAAACCTGGAATGATTGCTTCAAACTCATATGTAAAAATTGTGCCATTTGCACTCAACATCCATTTGTTGTTGCCGTCAAACACAACATCATATAATTGTGCCGCACTCATACGCACACTTGTACCATCACTCCAGTCAACTATTAATTCAGTTCCCTTTTCTTGTGCCATAACTGCCTGGTATTCCCAACTACCAAATTGATTATCCCATGCCGCCGCAAACGATTTTTTGTTATGTCTTGCCCTGTTTATTTCTGCTGATGTAATAACTGGACGTACCTGTCCCACTATTGTTTCAGGCCCCATGTTAAGTGCTCTAATAACACTAGGATATAGTGAGTTTATATCAATAGATCCTATCCAGTCATGTATACCTTTTTTTGGAGTTGCCACATAAGCACCCGCCGCCGTTACTGGTTCACTATCCTTCTCTCTGTACTTTCTACCAGGAACAATCATACCACGCCTGTGTGCCTCGTTGACTATTGCTTGTTCTGTAACTGCAACTGCACCCATTGTTGTTTGTAGCAACACAGTGTTCTGGTGTGCAATCTCATTGGCGAGTTCTATAAACTTCAATTTCTTTTCAAGTTTTGCAAGTAAGTTTGTGTCCTGTCTGTTGTATTCGATAAACAACGCAAAGTCATTGTTGTACAATGCGTCTAATGATCCTTCATAAACAGTTTTCTTTTCACCAAGTTCGTGTTCACCAATTGCATCTAATCTAAAACTATGACGTTCTTCGTATGTGTATTTCCTATATAATTCTAGTAAATCTAAATGCACTCTACCAATTAAATCATAACTTACATGTTCTTTGCCGTATTTTTCAAATACTCTCTTTTTAGGTTTTTGTCCCCAAAAACACAAACGTCTTGTGTCATCACTGCTCATTGTTTTTTGTATACGTCCAACAGTATATGGAATATCGTAACCTTCTGAGTTCCAACCACTTAATATATCTGCTTCGTCGACAACTTGCAAAAAAGCATCAAGCATATCTTTTTCTTTTTCAAATAACAATGTGTTGGGAAAACGTTGTGTGAGTATTTCCGCATCTTTCATGCTCAATGTTTTTGGCGGAACTGCAAATGTGACCAGTTGATCCGTCCAACCCATGTAACAACTTATGGCAGTTATGGGCATGAACGGATCATCTGTTGTGGCATAACCCCTTTCAGGATCAAAATCCACTTCAATATCAAAGAACAGTACATTTAGTTTTGGAGTGTCCTTACCTAAGTAATTCTCTTCCAAGCATCTAAACACTGGATTGATATCGTTTTCATAAAGAGTTTTGTTGGATCTTATACGTTGCTCTTTAATGAATTCTTTTGACGTAGAACATTGGACTTTTTGTAATGGTTCTCCAGTTATAGATCTGTGTTTACCTCTAGCATCTGGATAATAAAATACATATCTTGCATCATATTCCACAAACACACGACCTTTTTTTGGATCACGTTCTACTACGTAAATTTTGTCTTCATCTTTTTTGTATAGTGCGTCAATGTAACTCATTAAAAAAATACTTTAAATAATCCTATTGTGTTCATGATAGTAAACCATGTGGTCAAAGTGCATAGCCAAATCTGTCTTCTTCTAATAGCCGCTACTAACAATGTGCTTGATCCTATCCAATATATCGGAAACACTATTGTCATTATAGGATTTGGTGACGTAAAAGTCAATACACAAGATCCTGTGATGGTAAGGGCAACAGATACAAGTTCAAACCAAAATGCTGTTTTGTCTGTTTTGTAACTGTTTACCCAAAATTCTTTGAGTAATTTCAACATTAAAGTTTACCGGCTGTGTTCAGTATACTTTCTAATGTGTCCATGTCGTCTGCAATATTTTGATAATTGCCTTTGTGTGCGACTGATATTGCTTTGTTTATAAGTGCAGGTTTTAATTCCAGTTCTTCTGATATTGCTTTCACTGTGTCTCTTAAACCTGATTTAAGGTCATCCACTTCACCTAACACTTGTGATCCTTGTGAGATGATTTGAATAAGTTTTTGTTTTTCTGCGTCGTTGAAGTTTCTTACTGCCATATTATTTCTCCTTGTTGTTCACAAGTATATAACAGTTTTTGCTATGAGTCAATTATTTTTTTTTCTTTTTGGTGGCAACGTTAATTGCTTTACCACGTCTGTTTGGATTAGGATCTTTTCTTCGCTTTCTACGTGCCGCACTGGCTCTACCTTTTTTGCCTAGTGCGTATGCTTTCTTGGCAGGTAAGCATTTAGGTTTACCTTCACCTTTGGATTTGCCTCCACATGATCCTCTGATCTTGCCACCAGGTCCCATGCGTACCCATTTGTCTTTAAACCATTTCTTTAAATTTTCATCAAGCGATTCGTGTAAAACAAGTCCATGGCAGTTTACACAGAAGTCTACGTGTTCTCTCTTTACACAGTTGGGTACACGTTTTCCGAACATGGTCTTCATGCCCTTCTTTTCGTAACCCTTCCAACATTTTTCTGTAACTATTTCTGCGTATCTCATTTTACAAATGCTCCAATACGTCCGTGTACGTCTGGATACTCTTTATATTTATATCCATCCGGTGCAGTGGTATCTTGTCCTTCCCATACCGGAATAAATTCAGATATATCTCCTTCAAAATCTGGATTATGTCTAAGATGAACCTCTATTAATTTGTCACCGATAAATTCACAATTTACAACTTCGTGTTCTTTGAGTGCTTCTCTTATCACTTCAGGCATTGGCATTTTATCTTCCGTTCGTATCCATTTGTCCCATTTAGTAAAAGTGTCTTCTGATTTGAATCCCTCAACGCATAGACTTTGTTCGCCACGTTTATAATCTACAGACAGGTGTCTTCCGTCAAACCATTCACACCAAAAAAAACCTGGTGGTATATGAGTTGTAGTTTGTTCAATAAACATTTTTTTTGCACCAATACCCAAGCCATATGCGTTGACAACAGGACGTACAATATAGTCACCTGATTCTGGCACATCAATACCTGCAGGTCCACATTTATATCCCATTTTACTTGCCAGTATTAATTTGTCCGTGACCCACATGGTATCTGGGTTTGGGTTTTGCCAATATTGTTCTTCTGGATCTAATTTTTCGAATAATTCAAAAAGTCTCATTTTTTGCTTTTGTTACCCCAGTTCTTAGCACCTTTCTTACGGCACTGAACTAGAGCACCAGAGGCATAGGCCGAAGGCCAGACTTTGTATCTAGATTTTACTTTATGATAGCAGGCATCTTGCTTCTCTGCAAATATTTCAAATTCTGCTTCTGTGATGCCTTCTACTTCTTTGATTTTCATATATGGTATTTATTAATTTCTCCATTTGCCTTTTTCTAATGTATATGCAAAATTATGCTCCTTGCAATATTCAACAATCCATTGTTTATATTTTTGTTTGCATTTTACATTCGTATTAAGCCATTTTTGAAATAAATTTTGATCCAGCAACGGATTTCTTGCTGTCAATCCAAAATGTGCTGTCAGCAAATGCCATCTAAGGCTTTCATCTTCTATACGTCCATATTGATTGTGCCATGGATATATTGTTTTTAGATCTGCAGGGAAATGATCAACTTTGTCGTTTAGAATTCTATGTACATATACATTGTCTGCACCATTACCACCAATCACTACACTATGTTGTGGTAAAACATATGATTTCATCATGTGGATAAGCGACTCAACACCGGTGTCATCAAACAATGTACCATTACATATTTCTGTTTGTAAAATTTTTTTTGTTTCTAGTTGTGAAGGAAATGTAAAAAACATTTTGGGTTTGCACATTTGATATCTAGATTTCAATATTTCGTTGTCCTCTCCCTTTGCATCACTTACAACGTGCAATTCCTTAAACAACTTATGAGCCGCACAAAACACAACACCTGAATCTAATCCACTGCTCAACAATAAACTGGTGTTGTTTGGTTCATATCTATCTTTGATTGCTTGTTCAAATGCTTCAAACACAAAATCAAAATGATTATCTTTTTGGGTCAAATCCCAATTTGTGTTTGTTATTGTGTTCAATTCAAATGTGTTCCTGTCTACAATATAAATTAAATTATCTTTTGCGTTATATACTTCTTTATGTTTTTGTTTGAGTATTTCCGGTACAGTTGCAACTGACAGTATTTTTTGATCCTTGTTGTAATAATACCATAAACTTCTTTGACTGAATTCATCTGTACAAAAAACAAAATGATTTTCTGTTATGTAAAGGAATGCGTATTCTCCTGTAGCCATCTTGAATGTATTGATTGTGTTTTGTAAATTGCTGTCGAGAGTTGTGCTGTCTATGTTTCCGTCTGCAAATAAAATTCCATTAGATAAAATTTTTGACCTGATGCAATTAGGAAAATTAGCAAATTTTTCAGTATTTGAATACAATATTCCAAACATGGTAGGAATATTTATAGGGTGAAAATTGGTGCTCTTAAATTACCACTTACGGCAAGACCAATATCTTGCTTTGGTTTTCGGTCCTGGATTTGCACAATTATGTCTTGCTCTAAAACTTTTACGTGCTTTAGGATTAGACTTTCTAATTCTCATTGTTTTTCTTTTTGCCGATGTGCCGCCGTGTCCAAAATTTACTTTTTTTATGTTGCCTGTTTTTGGATCTTTTACATAAACTTTAAACTTTTTAACATCACCACGCATTGGTTTGTTCAATGGTACTTTACGACCTCTATATTCTGCTTCCCAAAGTTCATCTTCCGGAAAACCTAATACACCCAATACTTCTTCAAAATCTTCGTCTTCGTTTATGTCAAATTCATCACCTTCGGGAAACGGTGTATATTCGTGCTCTTCAACTTCTTCAGCACCTGATTGAATTCTGTCAATTCTACTCAATAAATCTCTCATATTTTCAAAACTTAAACTCTCTGTCATATTTGCCTTCATTATTTGGTTGGGACTATTTGTAAAGTCTGTTGTTTTAGCAAGACCCCTACTACCTGCAGAACTAGGAGAAGCCACTTGTTCCCCAGAACTGATAGCACCTCTTTGACGCATTTTTGTTACGTCGTCTATGTATTTGTGGTAGTTGTAAGGTATATCTGTCATGCACAGATATTTATCTTGGATTTACTTCTTTTCCGCTGGATCTAGGTCGTTAGTGAATTTGTCTTCTGCAGGTTTCTCTAATTCCACTTCTTCGCCCATTTCGTCCTCATCATCAAACTCTTTGTCTAGCATTGGAACTTCGCCGTCTGTGTCTTTTTCGTCTGATTTGTCCTCTGCTTCTTTGTCATCTGCTTTGGATTCAGGTCTGTGTGGTTCAGATGTGTTTCTTTCTGCATCGGCAATAACTTCCTCTTCTGGTGCTTCTGCCTTTTCCGCGTCTGCAATTATTTCGCTAGTTTCTGGAGTTTTGACAAGAATGTTTTTTTGTTCTTCGTTGTAAACTGCTTCATTGTCTGAGATAGTGTTATATAATTCAACAAGTTGAGAGTCTTCTGCGTTTTTAATATATTCAGCGATATCTTTTGTGATAACTTCTCTAAATGATTTGGAGTCATATGTTTGCTCCTCTTTTTGTTCTGCTTTCAATTCTGCTAATTGTTGTTCCAATTCAGCAATTTTATCTAATCTATTTGCTTCTTCGTTAACTTCTTTTTTAATTTGAGTTGAAATCGAAGTATCTGCATCTGATTCTTTAATTGCTTTTGTAATGTCTGATTCTGTTTTTTCTGTAGTGATCGATTCAACTAATTTTTCTGCTTTTGGAGAAACTTTAGTTTGCTCAGTATATTCTTTGATACCTGCTAATTTGGCAATATCTGCCAATGAAATATCTTTGTCATCTAAAATTTTTGGTTCGTTTTTTGCGGCTTCCATTAACTCTGCTCTTTCTTGCTCAGGAGTCATGTTGCTCATAGCATTTAAACGAGCCACAAGGTCTGCGAAACTATTGTCTTTTGATTCTTTACGTGCCATACGAAGTATTTATAATTTTGTTTGCATTATTTAATGCGTTGATTCAACATTATAGCAAGTTTTGATTCGTATGCCAAGCCTTCAGTTGGCATGAATTTGCTGTATTTGTTTTGCATATCCTTGACAAAGTTTAAATCTTTGCCAGAATCTAGTCTAATTTTCACTGCACTTAGGTCTTTTTTAATCATATTAGCAAGTTCGGTGTTACCTGCATCAATGGCCATCTCATATGCCGTGTTCATGGCTTTCACAGCCGGTACTGAATTATCGATAGCATTGTTGATTGATCCCATTCCTGCAACTGCACCAACGATAACACCCGCCGCCGCTAATTTTTTTGCCCAGTCCTTAACACCTTCGTCTATATCCACTGTGTCAACACCGCCTGACGCAACTTGCATTTCGCCTGCTTTCAATTTGTCATAGTTAATTCTTAAGAAATCTTGTGCCTCATCCTGGTCTATAGATGAGAAGATTGTTTTTCCATTTCTGTCTAAAACGTTGTACGTCGTCTTGCCTGTGGCTTTACTTCTGCTCATTGACACGTAAGGCTTGATTGTAGATTCATTTGTTTCTTTTCTATTTTCTTTTGCCATTTCTTTTTCAACTTCGTTTACCCTCTTTGCAAGTATTTTCATCATGCCAGGTTTAGTATCGACGTCATCTAAACTTGTTTCTCTTGCCAGTATTTCGTCAATATTTTTTTGAATTACCTGTGCGTGTTTGCTTAATGTGTTAGAATCTAATTCTTCCCTGTATGGATTTAATTTTTGATATTCTTCGTAGTTGTGTACGCCTTGCAAGTAATCTGCGGCCTTGTTCAATTTGCTTTGTACCCAACCCTCAAGGTCATCACCCTTGTTGATCATGTCCATCAATTCTATCGCATACTTGGCTGTGTGGTACAGTGTTGATTTGCTCATGTGTCCCTCACCTGCATCTTCCGTTGTAACTGCATCTTTCATTCTTGCATTTTTTATGCCCATCTTTTCTAATTCTGGAGGCATTTTTGATACAACAAATCTGCCACTTGTATCTTGATCGTCAAATTCGTATCCTACTAATTCCATTAATTCTTTAATTGCATAGGCGTGGTCCGATGATCCAAAACCTTGGTCTTCTGGCCAATCATCATATTTTTGTTCTAATTCTTCAACTGCATCTTTCCACTTGTCTTTTAAGCCATGCCATTCTTCTGCTGTAATAAACTTTCTCATTAAAGCCATTCTTACTAAACCCATACCATCAAATGGTGCGT